TCGTCCATCGTAGTGATGCCGGGCTCGGGGTAGATCCGGAACGGATCGACGCGCTCGTACTCAGGCGCGAGGCGCTCAGTAGGCGCAGCAACCGTTTTGCCACTTTCGTCTTGGGTCCAGCCGAGAGCCCTCTGGCGCCGGACAACCGGCCCCTTGATGAACGCCGCTGGGTACGTGACCAAGTCAGTGATGAAGGCATTGAACGCCTCGTCCCAGCCGCCCTGCGCGAACTGGTCGGAGATCTTGTTTTTCATCCGCTCGACACGGTTCTGAGCCGCCTGAAGCAACCTAAACCTATGTTCCTGCTGGATAATCTCCTTCAGAGTATCCATCTCCTGAGGAGACGGCGCTACCCCGCTGCTCCCCAAGATCTGCGCCACCTGCTCTGCGAACTGCTGCTGGATGATCGCCGACTGCTCAGGATCGAGCTCGGGGATGGGGGTAGGCTGAATGTCCCAAGGTGGAGTGCCCTGATCGAGCAAGATGTCGCGCAGCCAGCTCTCGGCCGCACGGCACTTAACCTCAGTGATCATCATGTAAACGGCGGAACCGCCCTGAGCCATGATGCTTGCGAGCTTGTCAGCCTCGTACTCGCCATTGCGCTGCCGCATGGCCTTGAGCATCTTGGTCTCGATGGGACGCTTGGCGTCCTTCGCCGCTTCCCAGCACATCCGGAGATGTGCCGCCAAGCCCAGAATGAAGGGCTGGTTCTGACGAGCTGCAAGGTCTGCAGCTTGCGCCTCGGTTTCCCGACGAACCAGCTCTTCGTTACTGACAACCCTAAGGAGCTGTAGACCAGCCATTGGGTTAGACCCCTAGTTAGACGATTTCACCGATGAGCGTCACCTGACGGGCAACCGCCGCCGGGGTGATGGCCGCAGCCTGCACCAACTCCAAGAAGAAGCTAGTGCCAGCGAGGCGCATGATCACGTCGGTGAAGTTAGTGCGGACGAAGAGTGCCGCGCCAAGGTCGACCGGAGTACCGATCGCGATAGCGCCGAGGTAGGACGGCAGATCCGCCGAAGCCAGAGTCCACGCCGCGTTATCGGCCTGAGCGCTCGGGGGCGTGACGGAGTAGGCGTACAGGGTGTAGGCACCTTCGGAAGCCACCAGTGCGGTAGCGTCGATCTTAAGCAGAGAGTGGGTAATCTTGATAAGCGATCCGGACGGAATGAGTTCGCCGTTAGCTTGGTAGAGCGACATCTCCTTAGCGACATCGTAGATGTCGGCCGCGCCGTAAGCAGAGGCGCTCGGAGTGAAAGTGGCGGTGCCGTAGAACCCGTTGAGGTTAGTCTTCAGTCGGCCGTTAGTGTCGACCTGAAGATCTACAGGCGAGTTGCTGGAGTAGCTCGGCGGGGTGGTATTATACCGGCCGCGATTTAGTGCCATTGGAGTAGCCCTCAGTTAGAGATACGCGACAATACTCGAAATGTACTGTAAGCGCAAATCTAAGAAAAAACCCCCGGTACGCCGCGTCAGAAGCGTACCGGGGGCAGAGGGCCAACAAGGAGGAACGGGAGCACCTTACCTCGCTTAGGCGAGCCTTGCAAGCCCTAAGTCCAACCGACCGACGACACCGGTTTAACCGTGCGGAGCTGCGGAAGCATACTACCAGACGCTCCAGAGATTTGCAGGCACAGGTACTGCAGCGCCTCCGCCACGTGGCTATGGCGGTTCTTGTCGATGTCGCCGTCGCCCTTCGGTTTGTACCGGTAACCGCCCATCATCGCGGCCTTAAGCGCCGTACACCGAGGATCGAGCAAGAACCCCGCTTCGCCGTCGACTTGCCGCATGAGGTAGTCATCCACCGCCGAGATGCGCGCCGTGACGTTGTTCGTCTTGGCGGGCATGACCTTAAGCCCCTCGGCCTTGATGATGTCCACCGCGCTGCGCTCGTCAGTCTGCGCCCTCTGGATACCGGCCGGATCAACCACTACGAGGATGGGCGCCCCGCTAAACCGCTCGTAAATATAGGGCTTGAGTACCGTCTGGATGAACCGCTTGATGCCCATGTCGAAGCTCACGCACTCCCCGAGGATAAGCGCCCGGCCCCGGGGATCTAGCTGCCCGAAGACGGCCGCAGGCGTAAGCCCCAAATCCATGCCGATCACGATCGGTCTGGTGCCGTTGACGAACGGCCTAAGGTACTGTTTTGCCATGTGATAATCGGGTCGGAAGTACTTGTAGATCGGCATACCGGCCGAGCTCAGCCCGTACTCTCCGTCGATGTAGACCCGAATGTACTCGTCCGACCGCCCCTGCGTGTCGTAGTACCCATCCGGCAAGTTCTCGATGTTCTCCGCCTGCGGACTGCGCCCGCTCGGCTGCTTGAACACTTCCCACCCGTTGGCGTTCGGGCTGACCCCGTCCTTGGGGTCGATGTGCTCCATCTGGTAGTACCACCACGTGTCGATCGTCGGTGGGTTAGTATCGCCCCACATCCCGAACCAGCTGGGTCCGCCGTCCTTCATCGATGGATAGCGCCCAATGCGCTTGGACATGGCGTCCACGATGTCTGGGTGGATGTCGCGGCACTCGTTGAACCACGCCCCGGTCAACTCGAGCGAGTTAAGGTTAGCCACATCGTCGGCGTCGTCCAGCGCTCTGAACATCACCTCGCACTCGACGTCCCCCAGCCTGAAGAAGTACGTCTTGGTCGTGCGCATGTAGTTCCCGCAGACAGTGTCTGGGAACCAGTCGAGCCACGTCTTGATGGTCGTATCGGCCAGTTGCCGGGCAGTCTCGCGCACCACGGCGAAGCGTGTCTTGCGCATCCCGTTCTGGTCCGGCGCCTGCTCACTAGCCCTGCGCACGATCTCGAAGCACCCAGTCACGCTCTTGCCGCTACCCACAGGCCCGCACATCACGCGCATCTTGGCGTTGGACTGCATGAACTTCTGGCAGGTAGGCGGCGGGGTGTAGTTAAGGGTAAGCGCCACGTCAGAGCTCTTCGTTGTGGATCTGCATGAGGATCCGATGCTTAACGCGGTCGAGTGCCCCCATCAGAAATGTCCGATCGGACGTGGCACTGACGTAGCTGTACAGCATCTCGTCCTTGGTCTCGGCCACCAGAGCTACGCCCTTGAACTCGCCCGTCTTGGCCTTCGCCAGTGCGTCCTCGAGGAGGTCGATAATGCTCTGATCGACGAACTCTTTCCAGCTCTCGGTCTTGGTTACGACCTTAAGAACCATCAGTTAAGCTTCCTCTCGCCACTCTCGTAGTGCTCGCGCCCATCGGCGCTGATGTGGACCACAATCCCCGACTCTTCGTCAAGCTTGGGGTGGCACCAGCACTCTGCAAGGCTCAGGACGTGCGGGAACAGGTCGTTGTAGGGCAGAACGTGGAAGAAATCGTCAGGTTTATCAGGGAGTTGGGGCATTCCGGGGGTATCGGAGAACGCCGGGCTGTTGGGGTTGACCGTACGCGGGTCTTCGTCCTCCATTTCGGGGGTGATAACGATCCACTCGCCCGTAGGTGCCTGTTTTACCACGGTTTTTCTCCAAGTTCAGACGAGTTGGACCAGAAAACTGGCCCCTTCCCGGCGATGCCGCAGGATTTTGACCCGAAATGGCGTGTTTTTACCCTTAAGGACGTCCGTCACAGCCTTCAAGTCACTGATTTTCTTGACCTTAATCGACTTCTTCGGCGTATCCACCCTCGATCACCTTCGCTGAGTGTTCTTGCCCGCCCAAATTGATCGTAATGCGCACGCCACCGCCGTCTCCGGCGCCCATGCCGAGCTCTTTCTGCTCGTATCCAGCCCACTTAACCGTACTTTTGATGAGATCGGCCTTAACTGCGGGGCTTACGTCGACGCTGTGGATGAGCTGCCACGATGTGGCAAGCAGTTCTTCGGCCTGTGCCTTGGCCTTCATCTTGAACGACAAGCCCTTGTCACGGATCTCCGTGCGCAGTTGCTCGACTTTCCGCAGAAACACTGGATCTTGGTTAAAAACGAGGATGTCGTCGGCCGTGATCTTATGCCGAGCCAAGATCTCATCGAGATCTTCCCCCGAGCTCTCGAGCATCAGGGCAATATCGAACGCCAGTCGATCAGACCAAGGCGTCATTCTGTCCAAGGAACTGTCCATACTGGTAACTTAAGACCAGTATTTCCGCCTGTCAAACAGGGGGTTGGTTGCGGCGGTTGGATTTGAACCAACGACCTCCAGCTTATGAGGCTGGCGAGCTACCGGGCTGCTCCACGCCACGACCGACTATTACTTCCGCGTAGCGCAGAAGTACATATTGATTTCCATACTAACAGGCACTTCGACGAGTTTAGGTTTATTCCAAGCCATAACTATCATCTCCTGTAAGCGGCAAAGCGCCGCCGAGCATTAAGTACTCTGTCTGCAGTACGTGGTCAACTGGCTAGTTACGGCTTGACGCAGATACAGCCAGCAGCACCGCCCCAGACTTCCCACGGCTCGCAGGAGGAACCATGCTGGGTAGTACCGAGGTTGATATTGGCGATCACCGTCTCACAGGACGGGTTGTTGGCGTAGCTATTCGGGCCAAACAGAGTGCAGTTCGCCACCTCGGGGTCATCGACCGACACCGGATTATGGGCGCCGAACGAGAAGGCGTAGGCCGGAGCGGCCGAGAAACTGGCAAGAGCCAGCGTAACACCAAGGACCGTAAGCGTAGTTTTAAGCGACATTCGAGTTATCTCCTTTTGGGCAGCACACGCTGCTGAGCGTCTGGTACGCCACTCGCGACATGTAGTCAAGGGGGATTTTATCGTGGGGTAATATAATGGCGGGATGTTATATTTAGAGATTACTATTTTTGGGTCGTGCGGTGAGAGGTAGAGACATCAAGGGCGGGGGGTCAAGATTTCCTGTCCGACTACCCCCCCTCCGCGCTCGGGCGCGCGCCCGCATGCTGCGCATTGCGCGCGTCTTTTCCTTATTTGCCGGGCTGAATAACCCGCAGATTTGACATTACCGGCTGTTGTGCTACATTGATGTTGTCGATGCAAAACGCATCGGCATAACCGGCCCGGACACGCTGTTCGGGAGACTAAGTAGGCCTAAGTAGGGCTACGTTCTTGAACATCGTTAAAGGGCCATAGTGTCATGAAAGGACACACAAATGGCCGGACGTAAGTATCAGGGTTTTGTTGCCTTCGAAGTCAGCAAGGCCAAAGGGACCGTCAAGCTTGTGCCGACGGCGAAGTCGGAATATTCGGAAAAGAACCCCGAAGTGATCTTCGCCAAGCTCAAGGAGATCGCAAAGCAGCACTCGGTCGAGATCGATCAGTGGTCGCTTTTCGAGATCAAGGGTGGTACAGAACCTGTCCTTATGACCTATCGCTATGGCAAGCCGTGCCTCACGCTGTTCCCCAAGGACAGCCGTAAGCCGACAAGCCGGAAGCCTTCGGACAAGATCCTGATCGTCTAACACCAACTGGCAGGGCGCGAAAGCGCCCTGCCTCTTCCTCAAATCAGGAGCGCCAAATGCGCAAGAATAACTATCGGGTTACGGTTCAACACTTCTTCCCGGGCTATCTCGCATACAGTGGATACGGCCGTGAATGGGTGCCAACTGACAACCGCGTGTATATCTGGCGGCATAGCTATCCAACTATGGAAAAGGCCTTAGCGGCCCTGCATAGGTGGTCCGACGATAACGTCATCGCGGCCTACATCGGAGCCCACGAATGAGAACCCACGAAAAGCCGATCGACGGCCCTGACCGCCCAGAATACACGTTCCACCTTTGTGACAGGGACGGCAAGCTTCAGGACGAAATCTCAGCCGAGAACAAGGAACGCTGGGAACAGTCAGGACTGATCGAGTTTTATGGCCGTGACGAGCACGAATTGGAAGAATACTACATGGTCATAGGAGCCAGATAACAACAACCCCGGCGGGAAACTGCCGGGGATATACTTGTTTGCGCAAAACTATTTCTTGGTTTTTACTGTTTTAGCTCGCTTCGCTCGCCCATACGTCGGGGGGTCATAGCACGCACATCTTAAAAACGCTTCGTTTCAGGGGTCACAGATTTGGCCCACGTTGTTGTTACATGCCCAAATGTAACAACCACTTCTCCAAGTTGCTAGGGATTATCTGTAAATACCCCCCGATTATCTGAGAATTTTATTCTAATAGCTACTGGATTTCGCCATAACTCCAGCGGGAGAACAAGGGATATATATAGTGAGTATCTAAGAAATCTTTATTATATGCCCTTTTTTTCTAGGCGTTCGTTTCCAACTTCGTGTTACACATGGGTTCCTATAACTCCTCACCATAACCCCACTCCCGTAACATTGTAACATTGTAACAAGTGTAACACCTTTTAGGTGGCGCCAGCTATTCGGAAAACCACAGATAATCTATATACTCGTAGGTTTTTCACGTAACAATCCCAGCATTCTCAGGGCCTCCACCATTATCTGTTTTTGTATCTGTTTGCCCACTTGTTACAGATAATCGGCCCCAATTTACAGATAATGGACCCCCAAATTAGCTCCAAAGTGGCAGCTCCGATCTCTTTTTTGCGTTACATAGGTCGTAAAATCGCTAAAATGTAACACAATTTGTAACACTGAAAGGTGAGAAAATAACATTAGAAATCGGTAAACGGTACTTGTTACAGTGCAAAATAGTATGAGAAATCGGTAAACAACACTTGTTACATTGCAAATAATAGATAGGAGTTATAAAAACCGTGTAAACAGAATAGATACCCATCAATTAATGCCAACAGAACCTAAGTTCTTCGTATTTTTAGTAC